CCAAAGCACTTCGTAAAAGATTTGATCCACCATCAGAGGTTGTTCCAAGAAATATTGATCCTCGTACTCAGAGTGTTGAATCTCGAATATCAAATTTAACTCAACTTAAAAAAGAAAAAGAAAAATTCAATAATGTGGATTGGAATAGATTGAAAGAATTGGGGTTTACGTCAGATTTAAATGAATCTGGATACATAAATCCGAACGGGATGTTAGTTGATATGTCTGGGAAGGTTGAGGGTGGCAGTCCAGGGATGCGCTCTTTAGATCATAGGGAAATTAGCAGTAGCGGTTCAGCTGGTATGATGGAACTTATATCTCAAGGCCATATTCGCATGGATGGAACTGTTGGATCGATGGATATTTCTAAAATGCCAACCAATAAACAATTCGATCAAATTGAAAATCTCACAAACAAGCATAATGGAAAAGTATTTATTGATCTCGATGACGGGCTTGGCGAACCTATGAAATCCAGAATACCTGGAGAGGAAGGTAGTATTTCCGGGTATTATCCGGCAGAACGAAGATTTAATAGGAGCTACCCAGAGGGAACATCAGCGCAAAGAATAATTAACGATATTAAAAAATTCTTTGACGGAGGTGAGCCAAATCCATTATTTCATAGATTCGCCCACGGCGGCCTTGTATCCGCTCTTAAGTCGAGGTTAGCGGCATGACCACTCAAGCACCCGCGCAACAAGGACAGCAACAGCAAGAGGGGATGAAGCCGCCTCCAGCTCCGCCTCCTGGGCATGCGTTCTTTCAGCTTATGAGAGATGGAATTCCCGCCGAGCCGAATCAGGTGCGCGGGTATGCGGCCGGCGGTATCGTGGGTTTCGATCCTCTTGGTGAATTTGGACTTCTGGATCCACTGGGAGAGCTTGGTGATACGGGCGGGTATGATCCGGCCCCGGTGGATATGGCCAACATTAGGCCGGTAGCTCCCACGAAGGCGAATGTGCCTAGAGGTAATATGTGGCTTCACGAAACGAAAGATCCCAAAGGCGATCCCACCTTAGCTCAGGATTTGAATTTCGAACCCCCTGATGGTTCTGTTGGCGGTATTCCGATTCCGGGCAGTGGAACGGTTGGCGACTTCAATCCAGATGATTACCTGAGATGGGGAACCGGGCCGGAAGAGACTCTTGGTTATGTCGGCAAAGTTGGAAGGGCTGCTATTGGTAAGGGTATGGATTGGGCCAAGACAGGCCCCCTCACAAATCTTCGTGACATCATTAATCGCCAACAACAGACCGCAGAAAACGCCGAGGTGGTTGGAGAAATTCCAGAAGGATTTAATTCAGATCAAGCTCAGAGTTACGAACTGACCGGATCGGGAGAACCGATTGGTGATGCTTTTGCGTGGGAACCAGAAAATGACTTCATGAATCCAGATGCACCTGATAGGGCATTTCTGGATGTTGATGCACAACAGCCTGCCAGTCAAATGGAAGATCTTGGCGGGGATGAAAGCACGACATCTCAGGCAGATATCGAATCCAGTATTAGCGATGCAATGTTTAATTCCGAAGTAGATGATTTCATGGAGGTGTTTGGAACCGAAGATGCCGCGATCGATGTGGATCCGAGTTTTGAATTCGGAAATGTGAATTGGGATGGCCTGGCCATGAGCGGAGGCGTTCAGGCCGCTTTGGGAATTCTTTCAGGGGCCGAGCTTGAGGATGTTGTCGCTCAGACAGCGGTTACTCATGGCGCAAAGGCTGCCGCTCAACTTATGAATCTTGGATCCGCCGCTGGCCCGATAGGAACCATCGCCTCAGAATTATACAGCGGCCCTGGCAAAGGTTCGATGGCCAATATTGGTGCTTCGGCTGCGGGTGCGTTACTTCCAGGCGCGCTTGGAATGGGTGCCGGTCTTGCCGCTACGGGCGTAGGCCTCATCCCTGCTGGCCTCGTGTTCGCGCATAATATGCTAACCCGAAAAACTCCGACCACGAGATCCATTCAGCGTAAGGAATATGGACGAGCGAATCGTTTAATCAACGAGGCCAAGAGTCTTCTTGGATCTAATTATCAGGCTCCACCTCAGGATCTAATGAACCGCTTTACGGCAGCTGGCCAGGACATGACCTCCCATGATTCTCGTGGAACGACTGCCAGCGAAATGATTAACTTCCTTGAAAAGCAGTTAAGAGATCAGTACGGGACACATAATGTCGCGCAGGCTCAAGTTCTTAAGGATGATATTGATGTTCTTGATACGGACATTTTCAATTTCGATGAAGAGGGTGGACTCACTAACGCTCAGGAAAAACTTCAGAACCTTCGTGCAGGTGAGCTTGAGCAACTTCGAGTTCAGGCTGAAACCAGAGCCGCAGAGCAAGTGCAAGTCCAACAAAGGCTGGCCGCACAAAAGGCCGAAGAAGCCAGACAGGCGCAAATTGCTGGCGACAGAGTCAAGGCAGAAAATCTCAGATTAGAAGCCGAAAGGGCCAAGAAAGCTCAAGCCGAGGCCGCTTATGCCGCGGAACGCCGTGCGCTTGAAGAGAGGATGCGTGAGGCTGAACAAAATGACGATTGGGATTTCGATGCTTCTAACAGGCTTCGGCAACTCAAATACGCGACTATGACCGAGGAGGAGATCTGGGAGCTTGAGGATCCAGGTGATTGATGAATTATGTTATCGACAATCCTGCCGAACTGGCTAATATTGAAATTACCCGCGCTCAGGCGATTGGTGAAAGCCTCCAACACGAAGACAGACTCGATGCGGCCCGAAATAATTTTCTTCCATACGTCAGGCATTTATGGCCTACGGTCTACAACGATGATGGAACGATTAGGGCAGGGTTTGTTCCGGGCGCCCACCATGAAATCGTGGCTAATAAGTTCGACAGGATCATCTCAGGTGACCTCAAAAGACTGATCATCAATATGCCACCGAGGCATCGCTTAACCTTATGTACTCCAGTAGCAACTACTAAGGGATGGAGTACAATAGGCGATGTCGAAATTGGCGATTTTGTTTTTAGCCCTTCGGGTGAACCTGTTGAGGTGACAGGAAAATCAAACGTATACGAAGAGGAAATATACAGAGTTGAGACAAGGGATGGTCAGACTGTCGAATGTGACGGCGATCACCTCTGGAATGTTAAATTTGTAGGTGGCGGGAGTAAGTTTGGGGATTATTCCACAAGGGATTTATTTAGGAAATTAAGCGAAGGTGCGTGGGTTAAATACAGTAACTACCCTAGACTCCCTGACGTTTCCCCTATCGAATACCCAGAAGCGGATTTGTTGATTCCTCCTTATATTCTGGGCGCATGGCTTGGGGATGGCGCGAGTGGATGTGGAACTATGGCCGCTCATCCCAATGATGCTCCGCACATTAGGTATCGGTTCGAATCTGAAGGTATTCCAACAACTGATTTATCGCACGATAAGATTTTTGGAACTAAAAGTTTAATGGTTAAGCTTCGTGAGATTGGCGTTCTTGATAGTAAACATATTCCTGAGATATATTTAACTGCTTCAGTCGAACAAAGACTTGCTCTTATGCAAGGACTTATCGATACAGATGGAAGTGTTGGCATCGATGGAAAGTGCGTTTTCTACACATCATTGCCCGACTTGGCTGATCAGTTTCTTGAGCTTGTTCATAGTTTCGGAGTATGCGCTTCAATAACATCAAGACAAACGAATTACGAAGGTGTCCCTAGCAAGGCATCTTATCGGATTAATTTCAAACTTAAAGATGCTGCTTCATTGCCGAGAAAGAGGGAACGAACAAGAAATCACATAACAAATAATGGACGTACAATTCGCGTTTTTAAAACTGATAAGGTCGAGAAAGTACAGTGTCTAAAAATCACTAATGATGATGGTTTATTTCTTGTTGGTAAGGGCTATGTCGTTACACATAACACAAAATCAGAATTTGCCTCTATATACCTTCCATCGTATTTTGTTGGCAGGAATCCAGGTGGATATATCATGCAGGCCACTCACTCAAGCGAATTGTCGCTGAAGTTTGGTGGTAAAGTTCGTGATCTGGTGAAGCGAAAAGAGTATCTGGAACTCTTTCCGAAGACCACCCTAAAACCAGACGCCACGGCCCGAGGCAGATGGATGACCACTGGCGGCGGTGAGTATTACGCCGCGGGCGTGGGAACGAATATCGCCGGTCATGGCGCCGATCTTTTTATCATTGATGACCCCCACTCCGAGCAGCATGCCGAATCTCCCACAACCCTTGATTCTCACTACGAATGGTACAGGGGCGGGCCTCGACAGAGGCTCCAGCCTGGTGGCGCGATCGTTCTTGTCATGACCAGATGGTCGAAAAAGGATTTGACGGCCCGAGTTTTAGAGGCAATGGGCGAGGAAAATGCCGATGTTTGGGAAATAGTCGAATTTCCGGCAATTCTTGATTCTGGCCGTTCTCTTTGGCCGGCCTACTGGCCGCTCGATCAGCTTTTGGCGACCAAAGCTTCCGTTGGTACTGCAAAATGGCTTGCGGAGTACATGCAAAACCCGACAGCTGAAGAAGGGGCCATTTTAAAACGCGAATATTGGCAAAAATGGCCGCATGCGAAGCCCCCGGAGGTCGAATATATCCTCCAGTCGTGGGATACGGCCTTTTTGGCCGATGAAAGGGCTGATTACTCCGCTTGTACCACCTGGGGAATCTTCAAAAGGGAAAAACGCGAGAAAGGCGACACCCCGGAGCATATTATTCTTCTGGATGCCAAGAAAGGCCGGTGGGAATTCCCTGAACTTAAGCGAATTGCGCTGGCTGAACATCAAAAGTGGGATCCAGACATGACGATCATTGAAAACAAGGCCTCAGGCGCCCCGCTCACTCAAGAACTCCGCGCGATCGGTATACCAGTGGTGCATTTTAACCCGATCAAGGGCCGGGATAAGGTAGCCAGAGCAAATGCCGTATCGCCTACATTTGAATCTGGCCTCGTTTGGTATCCAGACAAAAATTTCGCCACCGATGTGATTGAAGAATGTGCTGACTTTCCTTATGGCGACCATGACGATTATGTTGACAGCGTGACCCAGGCTATGCTTAGATTCAGACAAGGCGGGTTCATTACGCACCCGAGTGATTACGAAGACGAGGAAGAGAAGTTCACCAAAAAAAGGAGAAAGGCCTATTACGGGTAAGAGAGAAGCGAAACTAGGAGAAACAAATGTCGGAAACGAAATGGAAAGTCCTGTCACTGGGGGCGGGAGTGCAGAGTACGGCAGTTCTGTTGATGTCTGCCTTTTTGGCGGAATGAGCGAGGAGTGTTTAGGATATTGCGGTTCATAAAATAGGAAGCTGATTACTGGGGTGGCTTCCTGAGGAGTTGAGCATGGCTATTTCGCCTGCTCTTCCCGCATCCGGTGGCCACCCCACCGAAGATTTCGAGCTTGAAGGTGATCTTGAGTTTGAAATCGAAGGCGAAGAGTCCGAAGAAGAAGTAGATGAAGAGGCCATGGAAGCAGCCATGGCCGCGCAGGATCATAATGCGAATCTCGCCGAGCATATGGACGAGAATGCGCTTCTCACCCTAGCAAAAGACCTTTGTAAATCCATTCGTGATGATAAAACCTCTCGAAAAGAATGGGAGGAAATCCTCGAAAAGGGTCTTGAACTTCTTGGCACGAAATACCAAGAGCATGGCGACCTTTTTGAAGGCGCATCTGGTGTAGTTCACCCCCTCCTAGCCAAAGCGGTAGTTCAATTCCAGGCTCAAGCCTACGGTGAGCTCTTTCCTGCGGGCGGGCCTGTCCGGACACAAGTGGCCGGCGATGCTTCCACGCCAGTAATTCAGCAGGCAAATCGCGTTGGAAATTACATGAATTATCAGGTGACCGAGGTGATGGAGGAGTACGAGGAAGAATATGACAATCTTCTCTTCAGGCTTCCCATAGATGGCTCCGCATTCAAAAAAACATACTGGGATGACATCCTTGGCCGGCCAGCTTCAAGGTTCGTAATGGCCAAAGACCTGATTGTTCCTCACGCGACAGTCGATATAAATACAGCCCCCCGATTCACCCATGCAGTTCCAATCAAAGAAAACCGAATGAACCAGATGATGGCCTCTGGCTTTTACCGAAATGTCGATCTTGGTGAGCCAGTGAAAAACGAGCAATCCCAGCTTGAGGACAAGACTGATGACGTAGTTGGTGTCCAGCCGAATCCTCAGGATAGGGATGAATACACCGTTTTTGAGGTTCATGTTGTCACGGAACTTGACGGGTTCGAAGAAGAGTCCATGGGTGTCGGTGTTCCGTACATTATTTCCATCGAGGAAGAGTCGGAGCAGGTGCTGGCGATTCGCCGAAATTGGAACGAAGGCGATGAATCCAAGAAGAGAAAAGACTATTTTGCTCATTATAAATTTCTTCCAGGCCTGGGATTTTATGGTTTCGGCCTAACCCATATGATCGGGAATCTTTCGATCACTTCAACAGCACTTCTCAGGATGCTTATCGACTCTGGCGTATTCCATAACCTGCCAGCTGGATTCAAAGCCAAGGGAATGAGAATCAGGGGTGATAATGAACCTCTCAAGCCTGGTGAATTCAGGGATGTCGATGTTCCAGGTGGAAATTTAAGGGATTCGATAATTCCGCTTCCATTCAAGGAACCGTCAAACACCTTGGTCACCCTCCTTGGGATGATTGTCGATGCCGGAAACGACTTCGCAGCGACCACGAACGAGAAAATAGCCGATTCGAATCAACAGGCGCCGGTTGGAACTACCGTGGCCTTGATCGAGCAGGGCATGAAGGTGATGTCTGGCGTTCACAAGAGATGCCATCGCGCCCTGAAGAACGAGATTCGAATTCTGGCCCGCATCATTCAAGAGAATTACAGCGAATATCCATACGATGTTCAGGGCGAGAAAAGGCAAATCCTGACCGAAGACTTCGATGCTGATGTAGATATTCTTCCTATAAGCGATCCGAACATCCATTCTCAAACGCAGCGCATTTCGATGGCGCAGACTCAGCTTCAGATAGTCATGTCGGCTCCCGAGATTCACGGGAAAAAAGGCCAGCATGAGGCTGTCAGGAGAATGTATGCCGCTCTTGGCGTGTCAGATATCGAATCTATCCTGCCGGCCCTTGAAGAGCCAAGGCCGAAAGATCCAGCCACCGAGGCCGCCGAAGCATTAACCGGTGAGGCCATGCAGGCTTTTGAGGGGCAGGATCATGCCCTTCATGTCGAAACCCATGTCAAGACGATGTCTCTTCCATCGATGATCAACCCTGTTGTTCAATTGGCCTTCGAATCTCATATTTTCGAGCATATTGCGATGAGAGCCACAGAAGAAGTTGAGGGTGAGTCAGACGAGCAAAGAGGGATGATTCAACAGATGGCCCCAGAAATTCAGGATAAGGCCGCGGCTGAATTGAACCAGAAAAACCAAAAGGTCATAGCCGAAAAGGTTGCGGTGTATCTGGATGAATATTCCAAGATGAGGGCCGAATCGAAACCTGATGACGAGGATCCGCTTGTCACTCTAAGGAAGCAGGAAATCGCCCTTGAAGGTGAAAAACTCAGACAGTCAGCGCAAGAAAAAAGAGAACGGTTGGCCTTTGATCATGAGCGCGGCGTGTCGGCGGATATTCTTGGATTTAAAAATGCGGAAACTTCAAGGATGGCAACCAATCAAAGAACAAAGGTAGCCAGAGAACGGCTTCGGTCAAGCGAAGAGCAGACCGAGGATCGTATTGAGAGCTCCGAGAAAATAGCGAGGATGCGTCCAAGTGGCAGTGGGTAGGGCATCGATGTCGAAGCAGATATCAAAGGCCCCGAAGCGAAAAGTTAACAAAAAACCGCAAAAAGTTAAGAAAGCGGTGAACAAGGTCTATAACCCGAAGCATAAGCTTCGCCAGAGGAAACCGTAATGGATGATTTACAATTCGCTTATACGGTCAGAACGACCATAAATGAGCGCACCGAGGACATCACGGCCCATCTGATGGGCGGGCAACTCAAATCGATGGATGAGTACGCTGGTTTGATGGGCGAACTTAAGTTCATCGCAGATCTTGAAGAAAGCATTCAAGACAAGCAGAAGAAAATAGGAGAGGAAGAAGATGGGTGAGGAAAAATTTGAGCCAGGAGTGGGGAGAATTGTGGCCCTCGATGATCAGCCGCCGGATTCCCCGGCGGGGCCTGTCACGGGGGATGAGTTTGAAAAGAGATTCGGGACTGCTTTTATTCCAGATGAAGAACCTCAGGAGCTAAATCCCGAGGACAAGGAAGTCTGGGATCGTATTCCTGCTCCTGTTGGGTGGAGGATTCTCATCCGGCCATACACGGGTGCGAAGATGTCAAAAAGCGGAACCATCCACCTGGCAGATTCCGGCACCACGCGCGAAGCACTGGCTACCGTTGTCGGATATGTCCTGAAAATGGGGGCTCTTTGCTACAAGGATCCGCGCAAGTTTGGTGTTGACCCGGTGCCATGGTGCAAAGAGGGCGACTGGGTGCTTATCGGAAAATACGCTGGCTCGAGATTCAGGCTTTACTTCGACACCGGGGAAAACCCGGAGGTTCGCATGATCAACGATGACGAAGTCATCGGCACCATAATCGATCCTGATGATGTCAGGACGCTATAAAGGGGAACGCCATGCCAGGCGAAGATGAAAATGTCGTAGTCGATGAAGACAAAGAAAGTGAGGCGCCGGATAATTTCGGTTCAGATCCGGTCACAGAGCCAACCGAGGATCTTACCTTTGAGATTGATGAAGAAAAAGGTGAGGTCACTGAGTCTGAGCCAGAAGCCGATCCTGATGATGTGTCGGATGAGTTAGCCGATACCAGCGAAAGGGTTCATAAAAGAATTGGCAAGCTGACTTACGAGAGGAGAGAGGCTGAGAGGGTCAGGGATGAGGCGGTAGGCTACGCCAAAAATGTCGTGGCCGAGAACGAATCTCTCAAAAAGAAACTATCCGGGCAGGAAACTGTCACCATCACAGAGGCCGAAGAGCGCAATAAAAGCCAGATGGCCGAAGCTAAATCATCCCTCAGAAAGGCTCGTGAGGATGAAGACATCGATATTGAGGTTGAAGCTACCGAATTAATGGGGAGGCTTTCAGCTGAAGCGAACATGATTCAACGAGCTAAAAGAAATGCTGTTCGAAAAGCCGAGGAAGGTGAAGACGATACTTCGGATACATCACCGCCGGCCGCCCCTGCGGCTCCATCAGAGGAGAATTTAGATCCAAAAGCTGTTGCTTGGGCCAATAATACTCCGTGGTTTGGGGAGCATCAGGGAATGACCGATTACGCCATGTCGCAGCATTTTGCGATGCTGAGAGAAGGATTTGACCCCAAGAGCAATGAATACTACACTGAGGTCGAAAATCGCGTACAGAACATGTTTCCCCACATGTTCAAAAAGCGCGCATCCGCATCACCCGCCGAAGACGGCGCCACAGAAACACCGGTCAGGAAAAGGTCAGGTCAGACCGTGGCCCCTGCCGGAAACTCATCTGGTTCTGCTAGCAAGAAATCCAAAACGGTAGTTACAACAAGTGAGCAGGCTATGGCGCAAAGCCTTGGTATACCCAACGAGGCCTATGCGCGAGAGAAAGCCAGACTCGCAAGAGAAAGGGAATTAGAAAATGCCTGAGAATAATGAAGGCGCCTTCGGGCTAGACGAGTCTCAAAATAACCCTACGGCCAATATGGCCGCTGAGGTTACCGAGCCACTCGCACCCGCTATGACACAAGATTTTGAGGATGACCCTGTGCCTCCTTCCAGGGCCTCAGAGACTCGTGAGAAAACCGAACGGCCACAGGTTTGGAAGCCACCTCAACTGCTCGATGCTCCTCAGCCGAATGAGGGGTATCACCACAGATGGATTCGCTACCAGGTGAATGGAGTGGTGGATCATAAGAACATGTCTGCGAGGTTGAGAGAAGGTTACGAATCTGTAAGGGCCGAGGAATACCCCGACTTCGAATGTCCGACATTGGATAGTTCTCATGACAAGCATGCCGGCACCTTCACGACTGGCGGGCTTATCCTTTGCCGGATTCCAGAAGAAATCGTGAAGCAACGACAGCAATACTTCGATTCTCGCGCTGACAATGCGGATCGCGCCGTAGACAACGATCTCTTGAAGGCAAACGACCCAAGAATGCCCTTTGACGCCTCGCAAAGAGCGAGTCGGGTTACCTTTGGTGGTGGCCGGTCTTAGGGAAACAAAATTCCAATCCAACATAGGGAACAGTAGATCATGGCAAATAAAGATCATCCGATGGGACTCAAGCCAGTCAGAACGCTTTCGGGTGTTTACACTGGCGCGGTGAACCCATATCAGATTGCGGATACCTACAACTCCGCAAATAGCGGTATCTTCACCGGAGATACCGTTCAACCCCTGTCCACCGGATACATCCGGCTTGGCGAGGCGGCTCCGACTGTGGACACGCTTGGCGTGTTTGCGGGGTGCAATTACGTTGACCCCGGCTCTGGCACTCCGACCTGGAAGGCCTATTACCCTGACTCCACGAATATCACCGTTGGCATCATCGAGGCTTTGATTTGCGATGATCCGATGGTCGTTTTCGAGGTTCAGTGTGAC